AACGTCGGCCAAGTGTGGGCGTATGATGGCACTGGCTATGTGCCAACGTCATTCCTCCTTGCCTCCGCTGTGTCTGCCTACGGGTTGACGCTGGCGAGTGCGGCTGATGCGGCGGCGGCGCTGTTGCTGCTGGCGTTGGTTGCGGTGGCGTGGTGGTACGATGTAGTGAGGAGGGGGAAGTGATGCTGAATCATACAACTATTGATGTGGCGCTGTTGGCAACCGTCAACCTACTGCGTGGTAGCAGACCGAATGATCGCAGCGCGGCAGACAGGCATTATGCTGTGACTATTACCATGCTGGAACAGGCATACGCCTATTTCAACACATACGTCACGCGTGGCACCGTGGCTGTCGCCAACGACCTGGCACGCAAAACGCTGGAGTTGCCAGCAGACTGCGATGCGTTGCCGCCGACGTTTCAGGAAAGGCATGACGCGAACGTGGCGACGTTGCAGGAGATACACGACATGGGGTGGGGTAGCAAGTGAGTACGCCCGTCATTGTTGAACGCCCAATCCATGACTGGTTCGAGCTAACCTATGCGCAATACCTAACCGTACCACGGTCTATCATGGAACGGATGCCAGTAGAGTGGCAGCGGCAAATGGCGCAACTGTTGACCGAATTAGACGAAACGTTCGACTGGCGTCCACATGACGGGTGCTACTGGGTTGAGTTGAGAGACAGCAAAGGACGCTATCAGGTTGACCCGCTGAAAGAATACCGGCATCCAAATGACGATTACATTGATTCGATAATGCGTAAGGCGGAATAGTGGCCGGTATCATTTTCGACATAGGCGCCTGGCTGGAACGTCGCTTGCCTATACGCTTGCGAACGTGGGTATTTGTTCACATAACAGCGCCTGCAATGGATAGGTTGAAATGAAAAAGTTTTTACAATTACAAGCTTTGAATGCGAGAGATAGACTAGATAGTGCTTGGTGCTATATCGAAGTTGATTCTATTCAGGCATTGGTACCTGGCTTTGAGTCGAAAGGCACTTACGTTCTGTCATCGAGTGGGGTGCAAACACATGTGTCAGAATCGCCAAGAGATATTATGTCAATGATAGAGAAGGTTTGACGGCATGGCATTCAAGAAGTCAAAGCAACCAATCACCTGGACCAACGAACGGCGGAAATTGAGCGACCTCATCCCGTGGGAGAAGAACCCGCGCACCATCAAAAACGCACAGGCAGAGAGACTTGTCGATAGCGTGGAAACGTTCGGGCAGGTTGAGACATTGGCGATTGATCCCGATAATGGCGTGCTGAACGGCCATCAAAGTCTCAGCGTGCTTGCAGGTCAGTACGGCATGGATTACGAGGTTGACGTGCGTGTGGCAAGCCGGGAGTTGACCGAGCGCGAACGGCAGCAACTGACGGTTTACCTCCACAAAGGTGCTGCCGGTGAATGGTCATTCCCTGATTTATTGACCTGGGATCATGATGACCTTATTACGTGGGGCTTTGACGCTGAAGAACTGAACATTGATTTTGGCGAGGAACCGACAACCGCAGGCACCGACACCGAGCCGCAGGTGAGCAAGGCGGATGAACTCAAGCTGCAATGGGGCACTGAGTTGGGCCAGATGTGGGCGCTTGGGGAGCATAGAATCATTTGCGGGGATTGCACCGATGCGGCGACGGTGGCACGGGTGATGGGCGGGGAGAAGGCAGACATGATGTTCACTGACCCGCCTTATGGGGTTGATTATACCGGCGGGCACTTTCATAGCGGTGATGTAAATATTAAGAGAGAACGTGAGCGACTAGAGGGCGATGCCGACCCGATGCTGTACAGTCGATTCCTTCCCGTCGTATTGCCTCACGTTGATGGCCCATGCTATATGTGGTTTGCCGGCTCTGTCGGCAAACCAGTCTATGACGCTGTGCTAGATAACAAGTGCGAGATTCACGCCCTACTCATCTGGCATAAAATCAACGCTACCTATGCCGCCATGAATGCGCAGTACAAGCAACGCCACGAGCCATGCCTATACTTTAAGCCTAAGAAATCAACGCTTCGGTGGTGTGGCCCAACCAACGAATGCACGATATGGGAAATCAAGCGCGATGGGCAAAACGAATTCCACCCGACCCAAAAGCCGATAGAGTTGGCAGAACGAGCAATGGGCAACCATGACGCCGATCTAGTTGTGGACTTCTTTCTAGGCAGTGGTTCTACCTTGATAGCCGCACAGAACAAAAAGCGCCGCTGCTACGGCACAGAGTTGGACGCCGGTTATGTCGCGGTAATCCTTGACCGCTTCCTCCGGCACACAGGTATCAAGCCGGAGCTACTCACCTAATGGCCGCACGCGAACAGTACACCGCCGAGCAAGTGGCGCAAGCAATCATCAAGGCGCAAGGCATCCTTGTGGGCGCTGCGCAGGCGCTTGGTTGCTCACGGCAGACGGTGGACAATTACATCAAGAAATACAAGACGGTCAAGGATGCTTACCAGGAAGCGAATGAAATCACCATTGATTTTGTGGAATCGGCGCTGCTGAAGAACATCAAAAAAGGCGATACCACGGCGATGATTTTCTTTTTGAAAACGAAGGCTAAACATCGTGGGTATGTTGAACGGCAAGAGATGACCGGCAAGGATGGCGGCCCAGTACAGACCGAATCCACCGTCAAGCCTGACCTGTCGAAATTAACCGTGGACGAGCTTTTGCAGTTGCGCACGATGGTGGCGAAGGCGACCGATGCAGCTACCGACGTTAAGTGAAATCAATGTGGCACTGGCGCGGCAGAGCCTAGCAGAGTTCACGACTTACACGATGCCGGAATATAAAATGAACTGGCATCACCGGCTGATGTGTGAGTACCTTGACAAATTTGTTCGGCTGGAAATTCCAAGGCTGATGATATTCGCCCCGCCACGGTCGGGGAAATCGGAGCTAGTTAGCCGCCGCTTACCGGCGTACATCCTGGGGCGCAATCCAGATGCACCGATTATCACGGCGAGCTATGGCGCTGACCTGGCCCGGCGGATGAACCGAGATGTGCAGCGCATCATTGACGACTCAGCCTATCAACGTGTTTTTCCAGAAACGCGGCTTTCCGGTAAAAATATCAGAACTGTGGCCGGCGGTTCGTGGCTGCGCAATAGTGACGAATTCGAGGTAGTTGAGTATAGCGGCTACTATCGCGGGGCCGGCGTCGGTGGTGCTATCACTGGTATGGGGATGCTTTACGGGATCATTGATGATCCAGTAAAAAACCGTCAGGATGCATCAAGCGCTACGATTCGCCAGGGCCTATGGGATTGGTACGTGTCCACTTTTCGCACACGCCTGGCCCCAGGCGGCGGCATCCTGATTACGGTGACGACATGGCACGAAGATGGGTTGGAAGCACGATTACTCAATCTGGCCGAGTCCTCGCCCAAAGCTGATCAATGGACGGTGCTTCGACTGCCGGCCATTGCCGAGGACCCGGTAGCGCCATACGACATCCGGCAACCAGGTGAGGCGCTATGGCCGTCACGTTATAGCCGTGACGAACTGGATGCCACCAGGATTACACTAGGTAGCTACGAATGGAATGCACTCTACCAGCAGCGTCCATCGCCTGACAGTGGCGGCATTCTCAAGCGGCATTGGTGGCGATATTGGAAGCCAAGAGGCGTTAATCTGCCACCGGTTGCCGTTAGAGTGCCGGAAGAAAAAAGGCCAGACGGCACGATTCTGGACGCCTATATGCTTGAAATGGAAGCGGTCGATCTCCCTGCCACCTTCGAGGAGATGTTGCAGAGTTGGGACATGGCGTTTAAGGCGACCGACTCCAGCGACTACGTAGCCGGCCAGGTGTGGGGGCGAGTGGGTACATCAAAATACATGCTTGACTATTACAAGGAGCGCGCCGACATCAATGCGTCAATCAAGGCCGTGTCAGCATTTACCGACAAATGGCCACGGGCTTACACGAAACTAATAGAGGATAAAGCCAACGGCCCGGCAGTCATCCAGTCGTTGCAGGGGAAGGTCGACGGGCTAATTGCCGTTAATCCAGAGGGAGGCAAGGAGTCACGCGCTCACGCCGCATCACCATCGGTCGAGTCGGGCAACGTCTACCTGCCGCATCCAGCGCTGTATCCGTGGGTCAATGAGTTTATTACGAATTGCGCTGCATTTCCAAACGGGTCGCATGATGACGATGTGGATGCGTTCACGCAAGCAATGATTCGGTGGCAGGGACATAAGCCGTTGCCATCCGGCATGGATTTAAGCGGCTTTGCACAAACTAGCAAGTGGAGAATATAGACATGGCTCGTGTTGACTTAATGGAACTTGGCGAGACTGGCCTACAGAAGTCAGGTGGTCAGGTATATGAGGAGTTTTTACGCGAGCTGCGCGGTGACCGCTGGCTGAAGGTTGTGCGTGAAATGGCGGAGCAGGACAGCGTGGTGGTAGCTATTCTGTTCGCTGTTGAAATGCTGCTGCGTCAAGCTGACTGGGAGATTGAGCCAACAGATAACGACATCGAAACCGCTGAGTTTGTCGAATCCTGTTTTGATGACATGTCGCTGTCGTGGGAAGACACCATGACAGAAATCCTCACCATGCTGCCGTATGGTTACAGCTATCTTGAGACAGTCTACAAGAAACGTGGCGGCGATGTTGACGATCCAACCAAGCGCAGCAAGTACAGTGACGGGCGCATCGGGTGGCGCAAGTGGGCGATCCGCAGCCAACACACTCGCTACATGTGGGAGTTTGACAAAGGTGGTGGGATTCGGGGCATGTGGCAGACGCTGGAACAGGGAACGCCCGTTCTTATTCCGATTGAAAAGGCGCTTCTATTTCGCACGACCACGCACTTGGGTAACCCAGAGGGCCGCAGTATCCTGCGCGGTTGTTACCGCTCATGGTATTTCAAAAAACACCTGGAGAACATCGAAGGCATCGGCGTGGAGCGTGACCTTGCCGGCTTACCTGTGGCCCATGTGCCGCCTGAATTGCTGTCATCCGCGGCTAGCCCAGAGAATCAGCAGTTGTATTCGGCCATTAAGGAAATTGTGACCAGCATCCGGCGCGATGAGCAGGAGGGCATTGTGTGGCCCCTTGCCTACGACGAAAATGGGCGTGAACGCTTTAAGTTGGAATTGCTGAGTACGGCCGGATCACGACAGTTCGACATCGGCGGTATTATCAGCCGTAAGAATAGCGAAATCGCAATGGCCGTCCTAGCTGACTTCATTCTGTTGGGGCATGAGAAAGTCGGTAGCTATGCGTTATCAGCGACCAAATCAAGCATGTTCAAAACGGCGCTAAAAGCATGGCTGGATAGCATTGCCGATGTAATCAACACCTACGCTATTCCTCGCCTGCTACGTGTGAATGGTATGCAGGTTACGGCGCCGCCACGGCTAGCGTTTGGCGGTGTTGGTGAAATTGACCTTGACGTACTGATGACCTTCGTCAAAGAGGCAAGCGCCGCCGGCATGGAGTTATTCCCATCCGTGGAGATTGAAAACGATCTACGGTCTAAGATGCGGCTGCCACTGCTCACAGAGGATGATGTGACGAAGCGGATGAAACAAGACCAACAAACGCCGCCAAATCCATCGTCCGAACCGGCGCAAGATGCTAGGCAGGCGGCAGAAGATGCCGCAATGGTTGAGGCGGCGCAGCGGATTTTATTGCGGGGTAGCGTATGACCCAATGGGCGGAACAGCAAATTGCTGCATTGCTGGAATTGGGTTTTGATTTGGCTGATGCGCAGGCGTCTGTAAAATGGGTGCTGTCTACCATGCCACAGGGCGCAAATCCCGATACATGGATGCCCACCGCTATTGACCTTGATGCAAATATAGACGCAGCCGCCATACAGGATGCCCGTGTCGCCTGGTACAGCGACGACGCGGTGCCCGGACGATATAAGCGAATGCTAGACGCAAGGACGCCCACCAATGGCTGACGTGCTGCCGGGATTTACTTTTGACCGACAATCAAACCGATACCGCGCAACTGACACAGGGCGCTTTGTGGGGCGGCAGGATGTATTGCGGCTGCTGGATGCCAACATTGACAGCACGTCCAGTCGCCTGGCATCTTTGGCCACTGCATTACATGAGAAGCAAATTAGCCCTGGCATTTTTGTAGATCGGATGCGCACCGAGATCCGGCGCCTGCATTTGCAGAACCGTGCGTTGGCCGCTGGCGGCTGGGACAACTTGACGCCCCGCGACTATGGCGCCATCGGGCGCAAGTTGCGTGACGACTATAGCCGCCTGATAAACTTCGCCAACGATATTCGCGACGGCAATTCAACGCTGGCTCAGTCGTTAAATCGGGCAAACATGTATGCTGGCCACGCCCGCACAAATTTTTGGGAAGCAGAGCGTGATCGGGCCGTGCCAAGTTCACCCGACATGCGCATTGTCGAACGTCGCATGTTGGGTATAGCTGAACATTGCCCGACATGCATGCGGCTGTATGACATGGGGTGGCGCCTTATCGGTGAATTACCAATTCCCGGTGATGGTAGCACAGAATGCAAAACGAATGACCGTTGTCGTCTCATTCGTCGTGAAGTGCCGTATTGGGAACTAGACCAGTGGATAGGGCGCAGGGGTGGAGGAAGCAACGCACCGACAACAGAAACAACGGCCCCGCAGTTTGTGACTACGGCGTACAGCCCGGCACAGAACACGATTGACGCATCTGTGCGCTACACCAAAGACCAGATCGCCGCCTACTCTAAAGGCGAAGGCGTAACGCCCGAAGTCTATGAGCAGCGTGTCAAGGATGCGCTCAAGGAGCTTATGGACGGCAAGCCGATCCAAATGCAGTTTCCGTCAGGGCTTGCCGACCAATTACTTGAGTCTAGGCGATTTAAGACGCAGTTTGAAACCGGTTCGTCAGGTGGCATCCTTGATACAGATGAACGTTCGTTGGGCGAGTACCTTGGGCTAGGTCTACCCCGCAATCTAGATCCGTCATTGCGTCCGGTTTATGGCTACGTTAAATCCTACCGTGGACAAGAGCAGGATGTCGGCAGAACGTTTGGCGACCTAACTTTTGTGCTGAAAGACGAAGTGCGTCAACGGGCCGGCTACACGGCCGGTGATTCGCTTTACGGTTTCCGTTCAGGCTTTGTTGTATCGTCACCTATTGACGAAGTAAAATTGGAATCGATGGGCGTCAGCACGCGTTACCTTCATGAGTATGCTAAACTCAAAGGAACTATGGGCGCTCAAAAGGCTGCGAAACAGGTGTTCGACTATCTGGAGTATATCGAAGTGCAGATCAGGGATGGCGTCAAGTTGTCCGATATTAAAACGCTGATTGACCGCAACAATGCACTTACACCATCGCAGATTGACCAGTTCAAGCAGTTGGGCATAACCGTAAGGCGAGGCAAATGATGCAACTGGATAACCCGTACCTTATCTTAACGTCTGGGCAAATTAAAGTACTGGTGGCGCAAAGTGACCTGGGCCGCCTACGCCTGCCTGACACCATGTGCCAATTGTGGTCGCCGGAAAGTGGCTATGCACCACCGAAGCCACTACAACAAGCGTTGAAGTTTTTATATTACACCGAAGCCATTACGCCGCCGCAACCGTGGAGAGAACCGGAGGGTTAATGCAAATAGTTAATGGCGCGGCAGATGACACCATGACAATCAAAGACATTATGAAGCGCATTCCCACGCGCATGATTCGTTTTGTGCTGCGTATCGCCAGCTTGCAGCGTGGTCGCTACATGGTGTATTTAACGGTCGGAGATGGAGACATTGAATGGTCAGTGTGTCCAGTAGAAAGGGTGGAACGCTGATTTAGTGCAAGCTAACAAATAAATTCAGGTACTAGACAAAATAAAAAAGTCGTGCTATACTTTCCGTAGTGAATCATGCGGCATCGTGGATGGACACGAGAAGAAGATGTTAGAGGTAGCGACAGCGGGCCAAGCCACCGATGAAACTGCTACCAGCCGGTATCAAGCCCGGCCCGCATGATCAACTTAATATATCAACGGCATGAAACGTTAGACACATGGCGTCTGTGACAGGGTAACACCTGTTGCAGACGCCTTTTTTATTTCTATGCCCACATACACATACAACGGGGTGACGGTTACGGCCACAGGGCGCAGACCATCAACCCGTGACGACAAAAAATATATGCGAACGGTTACCCGTGATGGCAAGGATTATCTTGTCCATTATGGAGATCCCAATATGCCGATGCGTCGGAGTAATCCAGAAGCACGGGCGAACTTTCTGGCTCGGCATAGTTGCAGCACAAAAAAAGACCCGTTGTCGCCCGGCTTTTGGGCGTGCATCGATTGGGATCGCACCGATGAAGGAAAAAGCATGACTGAGATTGCAGAGCTTCGCCAACAATACGCCGAGCTTTTTACCGTACCGCCTGACAGCAAATACACCGGCGTCATGGTGGCGCTGTATCCGTCCGCTGAAATGGCGGCGCAGATTGCGCAATCTATGGCAGGCGTAACAATGCCACCGGAAGAATTGCACGTTACGTTGGCGTACCTGGGCAGCGTGGATGCATTGACCGATGCGCAGATAGCCGGCGCTATCCTTGCCGCCAAAAAGGTCGCCACCTACAGCGAACCATTGACCGGCACAATCAACGGCGTTGGCAGATTTAACGCAAGCCAGTCCAGTGATGGACAAGATGTCATCTACGCCGTGGTCGATCTGCCTGGGCTTGATGATGTGCGCCAGTGGCTGAACAAGTGCATGGACGAGTACGAGATCGAGCCGGTCAAAAACCACGGATACACACCGCACATGACGCTGGCCTATATTGATTCCGGCAGCCCGTCACCTGTGTCGCTAATGCCAACCATGCCGATTACATTTGGGGCCATCAGTGTGTCCGTGGGTGGCAAGCGGGTTGATTTTCCCATGCTGGGCATGGAGTGGGAGGACGAGGAAGGCGAACATGGCGAAATGAAATATTCAGACGTTGCCGATTTGTGTGCCGATGGGCATGGCTGGCGACTATTCAACGAGCACGAGTTTGCCGAGCCGCCCGACTGGGTGCCCTGCTTGCCCAAGCCAGGCACGTTCAAGCATCCTGCCTACGGCGAAATCAGCGTGACACCGGATCGTAATCAGCGCTTTGTGAACAACTTCAAGGCGGGTGTGTATCAATCCAAGCTACCGATTGACGCTGAGCATCAGCTAAAGACATCTGGCGCCGTGGGTTGGATTGCCGACATGCGGCTGAACGAGGACGGCAGCGCCGATGCCAAGGTCGAATGGACTGACCGCGGGCAATCGCTCATCAAAGCCGACCGTTACAAATATGTATCACCTGAATGGTACGACAAATGGACAGCGCCCGATACCGGCAACGAGCACAGCGATGTGTTGATCGGACTAGCGCTGACCACGCGTCCATTTTTCAAAGAAAAAGCTTTGCGTCCTCTGGTTGCCAGCGAACGCGGGCTTTACACCACTGATGAACAGGTCTCAAACCTAACAACAGTCATCTATCTAAATCAGTTTTCTGTAGTTCAGAGAGAGGTTGAAAACATGGCAGAAGATAAGAATGCCAAGGAGCAACCACAGGTGACTGCTGTGCAGTTCACCGAGTTGCAACAGAAGTTTGGCGAACTGGAACAACGGTTTGCCGAAGCCGAAGCGAAGCGATCCGAAGCGGTTGCCACGGCGCAACAGTACCGGGAATCGCTTGACAAGGCGAATGAACGCGTGGCGGCACTGGAAGCGGCAGCCCAACGTAAGCGGTTTAGCGAACTGGCGATCGGCTGGTTTGGCAAGGCTGACGATAACGTCAACATGTTGGTAAAACTGGCCGAAGCTTTTGGGGAGAACTCCACCGAGTTTGCTACCTACGCCACCAACCAGCGGGCGATTGCTGAGCAGATGAAGCAATCCAAATTGTTTGAAGAGATCGGCAGCAACCAGACCGACACCAACCCCAAGACGGCCGCACAGAAGTTCAGCGATGCCGTGATTACGATCATGGGCGAACGCAAGGTTGACTACGCCGCCGCCGCCACCGTGGTTGCCGGTACGCAGCCGCAATTGTACAGCGAGTATGTCGCAGAACAGCGAGGCAAATAATGGCTTTTGAAGGCGCGCAAATGAAGCTCACCGGCGTGACGGCCAGTGCAGACTTGAGCACCAAACAGTACTACTTCGTCAAAATGTCCGGCGAAAAAACCGTCACGGTTTGCGCCGGCGCTACCGACAAGCCAATCGGCGTGTTGCAGAACGCCCCCACGAGCGGTCAGGCTGCCGAGGTGTGTGTGGTTGGTCAAACCAAGGTCAGCGGTGACGCCGATCTCGGTTACGGCGACCTGATTGGTACTAGCGGCGATGGGCAGGCTGACGCCAAGACGGCCGGCACTGACACCACGGAGTACATCTGTGGCCAGGTCATTCAAGGCAACGGCGCGGCGGGCGGCTTGGTTACCGCATTTGTCAATTGCGCCAACATTGGGCGTGGTGCATAAGGAGAATATAGACAATGGCTCAGCCAACACAATCACAGGTTCATCTGGACGCAATCCTGACGAACATCTCTGTGGCCTACATCCAGAATGAGGCGAACTTTATCGCCGGACGAGTGTTTCCGACCGTGCAAGTCGAGAAACAATCCGATAAGTACTATGTGTATACCAAGAATGATTGGTTTCGTGATGAGATGCAAGTGCGCCCGGACGGCACCGAAAGCGCCGGTAGCGGGTACGGTCTCAGCACGGCCAGCTATAGCGCCGACGTGTGGGGTCTCCATAAGGACATCGGTGACCAGACTCGCAAGAACGCCGACAACCCGCTGAACATGGATCGGGATGCCGTGCAGTTTCTGACCCAACGCGGCTTGCTGCGCCGGGAAATTCAATGGGTGACCGACTATTTTACCACGTCCGTTTGGGGCACTGACAAGACTGGTGGCGCCAATGGTGGTGGCGGTGATTTCACCTACTGGAGCGACTACACCAACTCCGATCCGATTGAAGACATCGAAGCCGGCAAAGAGACTGTGCTAGGCCGCACCGGCTTCCTGCCGAACACGTTGGTATTGGGGTATCAGGCGTTCCGTAAGCTGAAATTCCATCCCGACATCAAGGACAATTTTAAATATACGTCGGCGGAAAACATCACCGGCCCGATGATGGCATCGTTCTTCGAGGTGCAAAACGTCTATGTTGCCAAGGCGATTAAGGCCACCAACACCGAAGGCGAAACCGCTGCCTATTCATTCACGCACGGCAAAAACGCATGGCTCGGTTATGTCAACCCGACGCCCGGCTTGCTGGCGCCTTCTGCGGGTTACGTGTTCAGTTGGACCGGCGTTTCCGGCAACATGGGCGCCGAGGCTGGCATCAGTCGCTTCCGCATGGATCACCTGAAGGCCGACCGCATCGAAATCGAAATGGCCTGGGATAACAAGGTGGTTGCCACTGATCTCGGCTACTTCTTCAGTGGGTGTGTAGCCTAATGAACAGCTATCAGGTAGTACGCGCTTTTAGTGGTCAACCGACCGTGGGCGCCATCCTGACCGATGCTGATTTCCGTTCACCTGAGCGCGCCAAGCGGCTGGTAGATCAACGCTACATCCAGCCGCTTGTGCGCGACGACGTTGGTACGCAGCCGACAGTGCAAACGCTGTTGGGCGCCACCATTCGCCAGATGGACAAGATGCTTGCGCAAGTGCAGGACCGGTGCGTGGTTGAGTCCGCACTTGCGCAAGAGCAGCGGGAGTCGGCAAAGAAGCTCATGGAAAAGCGCCTTTCGGATTGGGGGAACGAATGAATACATTAACGAAAGGCAATGCTAAGGTCGGTAAGTTGGTGGCTGAAAGCATTGCGACGGAGAGCCTTAGTCTCATCACTGCTACTTTTACCGTTGGTACTGAAGCCGCCAACGCCATCAATGTTGCTATCCAACTCAAGGATGCCAGCGGTGTAGACCTGGCGCGGCGCTGTGCTTTACCGTGGTACCTATCTGGAGATGCCAACGGGGACGCCATCGCTTCGGCGCCTGGTAGCGGCATCGCCATCGGCACAGATGGATTACTGCTGGAGTGGACAGCGAATGTCAGCGGACTAGTGATCAGCGAATCTGACGGGGACATTGATGTGACACTGAGCGAATCAAGCACCGGTACATGGTATCTGGTACTTGTGTTGCCAGGTGGCAACCTTGCCGTGTCCGGTGCCATTACCTTTGCCTAACTATGAACATTCACAACGTCCGCTTGCTGATTGGCGACAACGACAGTACCGACTATGTTCTTGAGGATGTCGATATAGCATTCTTCTTGGAAGAGGCAGCGCAGAATGCATATTTGGCGGCGGCTATGGCTGCTGAGGCTATCGCCGCCAAATATGCTCGTCTTGTCACCAATAGCCAGAGCGACGTACATGGTAATCACTCGTTGACACGCAACTACAGCGACCGGCACAAGCATTACATGGATTTGGCAAAGCGGCTTGAAAAGCGGCGCACGAGTAGTGTACTAGAGAAAATGTCTCTAGGCGGTGTCTACGCTGGTGGCATCAGCAAGGCAGATAAAGAGACTCGCCAGGAGAATGACGACCGTCCAGAAACGGCATTCGCCCGCGACCTGCACGAAAACGTAAGGGGCACCCAGCGTGGCAGTATTTTGGAATGACCTAAACGACCGCCTGGTGACCCTGTTTTCAGATGCGATGGGTGCCAGTAGCGCCTACGCCACTATGAAGGCGGCGACGATCAACGACCGGATTTACGCCGATGCTCACGAGTGGGTAACGTGGACATTGCCAGCCATCTCCGTGGCGTGCTACCGAGTTGGCTACAGCGCCACGGAGCACATGGGCACCACCAATAAGATGTACACGCGACGCTATCAATGCGCAGCGTTCGGCATCATTTCCGGCACGGTAAATATTACGTCTACTCCAATTGTGGACACGGTGTCTGACAATATTCGTGAGTTTTATGAGCGGATGGAATCAGTGCTTAGAGTGCAGCAGTTGTCTTTCAGTTCTGCCGGCACACAGTCGAGAGGCATCACAATCACTGATGGCGAGATCGACGTGATTCGTTACCCAAACGATGACATTGATAGTAAGCGCCGGATCGGGGTGGCTTACTTTATGTACGATGTAATAGCGAAGGTTTGACATGACCAGACAACAAGCTTTGGAATACATCATCGCCACACACGGCGACGATTTGCAGGAGGCCGGTGTCGAACTGACGGACACGCCAGAGAACCTTTATTTCGTTCTATATGACAGTATGACCTACGAATCCGTCAGCGATGCACGCCAACAAGCGGAGGCGGACGCCAAGGTGGCGCGCCTGATTGCCGATAAAACGGCGGGGAGTTAACAATGTCGGCAACTTCAGAAGCCAATTCACTAGGTAGTTTTTTCGCTGTCGGGATTCAGGGTGCAAAAGGTACGGCGGCCACGACGCTGTACAAACTGATTGCCACTGACAGCAGCCTGGCGCCAGAGTTCGAGTACCGTGACACGCGCCTAGAACATCCGCAACCGGCGGCACTACGTCATGGGCAATGGCCAACACGGACCAGATCACCGGCTACATCGGGCGGGCGTCTGTAACGTTCCCGTTGCGACCAAAAGGCATTGTGCCGGTTTTGCAATCCTGCGGCTACGGTGTATCCACAGCAGATAACACCACGCACTATACGCATACATTGACGCAGGGCACCGACGCGGCGCACAAGTGGCTTACCGCCATTTGGAAAGTTGACGATAGCGACGCAGCGTTCTATGTGTGTGGTGTTGATGGTCGCTGCACTAGCCTAACCATCAGCGTGTCTACTGAGGAAATCATGTGCACCGCTGAGTATGGCTTTTTGACAGTGGCCCCGCTATCCGGTTCGCCCACGTATGTGGACGAGCAAGCGGATGAGATCGTGCCTTGGGTGGGGGCGAGAACCGATATTGACATCGGCGGGTACACCGTCGTTGAGGTGATTCGGGCTGCTGAAATCACCATCACCAACACTTTGCGTGAGGACGACAAGGCGCTGTGGACGCAAAGCCGCGTTAATATGCAGCGCCAGAGTATCGGCATTCAGGCCAGTTTTAACGAGATCAACGTAAGCGACAGCATTTACGAGGCGCTGTATTATGGTGCCGACGCCGGCGCAACCGTGGCGACCGCGCCAGTGACTGGGAACATCGATGTAGAGTGGCGTAGCGCTGCCAACATCAGCGGGGCCGCCGTGCCGTATGAACTTCAATTCATTGCACCGTCTGTGCAGTGGAAGGCCAACGGCGCACCGGCTGCCAGTGGTGACGAGTTGATCACCATCGGCGCCGATGGAATGGTCGTTGGCAATGTGGCGACACCAAGCACGATCAAAGTTCTGAACAATGTGAGTAGTTACTGAGCCTATGAATCTAGCGAACTGGCAACAGACAAGCACCGTCAGCTTGGTTGCGTCTGACGGTGAAACCGAGCAGGAATACCGGCTAACCTTTGGTACATGCAGCAACTTTGACATTGGCATGTACAGCCAGCGGCGCCGCAAAGTCTTTGAGCACATGCGCACGACCTACGGCGACGACTGGATCGGACAAGACGAGGCAATGGTGATGCAAGGCATCATGATTGCGCACGCTGTAATTATGGCCGGGCTGAAGAAAGTTGAAGTCAGGGACGGCGACGATTGGACAGAAACCAAGCTGCCCGATTCCTGGTACGATGCCAAGCGCTTCGCCACTGATGTACCCGCCGGCATGATTGACACACTGACCGAGGCTGTGATTGATGCTGGCAATCCGCCGCGATTGTTTTCCTATCTTCCCGCGGGAGATGAGGAAAAAAAAGCGCTGCGGCTGACCGTGAATCCGTCAGTGAGTTAGCCAAGGCCATCATAGCGGCGGAAGAGTCAGCGAAGGAAGACAAGCCGGCTAAGCCATTGACGCCGGCTGAACTGCGGGCGAAGGCGAAGGAACTTGAGGCAGACGGACTGTGCAATCCGGTGTCGCTGGAAGTGTATCGCACATGGTACGTCATGGGCGGGTCACAGTATGGGCCATCACCTGTGGAAATACTCGAAATGCCGGCCTGGTTGCGCATGGACTTCGACACAATCAATCGGTACATCTCCGATGAGCGTGACCGGGTGAAGCGCAACAAGCCGAAGAAGCCGGTTAAAAGGGGCAAACATTGAATCAGAGGACACTTACCGCTACATCAGCCCTGTAAGTGTCCTTTTTGTTTGAGGAGCACATGTTCACTTTACGCACAGATAGCCGATTCGATGATCTGGAACGCTTAATTGATAAAATCAGCCGTCCTGGCAATGGGCAGACCCGCATGATTGCCGATGGGGTGCGCCGGCAATTCGCCGCCAACTTCACGCGCCAGGGGAATGGTACCGGGCAGTGGGCGAGATTAGCACCATCAACGCAGTTGCAGCGCCGCGCGCAAGGCTATGCCGGTGGTAGCCCGATCCTGGTAAGGACTGGCGGTTATCGTTCATCGTTTACTGAGCGTGGTAGCGACAATTATGAAAGTATCCAGTCCACTGGTTTTGGTCTAGTGATTGATGTTGGCAGCAATGATAGACGTGCAATCTTCCACGAACGCGGCACGCCGAAGATGCCGCAGCGCAGCGTGACGTTGCTAGGCGACAATCAAGTTGACGACTTGGCGAGACTGGTTGACTACGTGATCGGAGAAATCGAGCGTAATGTATGGCGCTAACTAAGGTTGAATCAATCTACAAGGCGCCGAAGCAGCGCTTTGTGCCGGTAGTCATCAATAATAAGTTGGTGTTTCGATTCGACCCAGAACGTGGGCTGATTGAGTGGCAGTGCAGAGGCGAGAAGCATATCATTGACCTGGCTGAATATGCTGAGAAACAAAACAGCGGTACAGACAATTGATGCTGTACCGCTGTTTTGTTTGATTCACCTCGCCGGGCCGTACCTTGCCGCACCACACCTCGCCAAGCCTGACCAGAAACGCACCCGACCTTACCCGCACCATAATCCCCACATGGGGCAAACAGGAGTGTGGGGATTGAACCCACAACTGAGCATGGTTACTCACCCATCTTGCCGTCCGTCGTCTTTGTTCCTACCTTGCAGACCCACTACATGACGCAATTTTGTATGCTCCCCAACTCTCCGCCTGCTCACGTTCTACTCCATCAATCGTGATCGCACATTCAAAGCCTATGGTATCACTACCGTTTTGAGCTGATATAGACACAAACTGCCCAGGCAATGCGTCAAATTCATAAACCCACGGTATGCGCCCCTTCTCCTGCGCTATGTTTCCAGTTTGATTGGTGTAGGTTAAATCCATGAATCGGTATTCTCGATCATCTGGTATAACAGTCCTGACTTCATATCTCACATGCTTAAATTCGATCTTGGGTGGCGACGATGCCCGGTTGCTGGTTAGTTGAATAAATCCAACGAACAACAAGACGACGACCGCGGAAGTAATGAAGATAGTAGCTGATGAACATCCACCGGATTGCCTTGGCTTTGATTCAGACAAATCATATTGACTCATAATGCTCTCCTGCTGTTGAATGGCAAAAAACCACTATACAAAAGCGTAATCTTATGCTATAATTTTCATAGTGAATTGAATATTTGAGCGCCTAGAGCGCCCATGCAGAACGCCAATGAGCGTCCGCATCGGGCGCTTTTTTTGTTTTCCGTGCGCAATATAGTTTACGTGCAAATTTAGGTTTCTGTCAATTTAGGATAAATTATGCCCTCGCGTGAATTAGTATTCAGAATATCAATCCAAACAAACGACGCCAAGCGGCAGGCTGCAAATGTTCGGTCAATGTTTGAACGCGAGTTGCGCCAGATCAAGTTGGACAATGTCAACGTTGGCGGGGCGTCTGGGCAAGTCAAGATGCTCACGTCAGAGCTAAACAACGTTGCAGCAGCCGGCAAACGTGCGCAGGAATCGCTGCCGCAAGGTACGGACTTCGTGTCATCTGGCATCGGCGGTGCTATTGATCAACTCAAGGGGCTTGCCACGGCCTACGTCGGCTTACAAGCAATCACCGGCGCTATTGATTTGTCTAAGCTTGGCACACAGGCAAGTCGTACTTATGCATCGCTGAATATCCTATCTGGCGGTGGTGAGAAAACTGCCGCTGTGCTAAAGGCTATCCAGAAAGCAAGCAACGGCACGGTCAGCGAATTGGAAGCGGCCGGTATTGCCACGCAGGGGTTTGCGCTCAAGCTGGCGCAAACCCCTGCGGAATTTGAAAAACTGACCAGGGCGGCACGTGAGGTCGTGCAAGTTAGCCCAATCATTAATGATGTCAGTGATGCCCTGTCGCAACTTGCACTTTTTGCTGCGAACGAAAACAGCTTCGTTCGTGCTGATCAGTTGGGCTTGGCAGTGACCGAAGTTAAGGATCGGATGGCTGAGCTACGCCGCGAAAACGATTCTTTGTCTGGTTCGCAGGCGAAACTACTGGCGTCGATACAACTGCTTGACGAAAAGTACGGCGCTACGCTTGACACAGTTGAGGCGCAAGCAACAGGGATTGAAAAGCTTCGCGTTGCATGGGAAGACCTAAAGGTCGCCATTGCCACGGGACAGTTTGGATCTGCCGACGAATTCTTTTCAATAGACAAGCCCGCCCAGAACCTTGCCACAATCATTGAGGTAATCAGCGGCAATTACACCAAAGTACAAGGTGTGATTGATGGCGTTGGCCGATCAATCAACTACCTAGAAAACCGCAAAAACTCCTACTTCTTTCCAGAAGACACGACCTCGCAGATTGAAGACGCCCAAAAACGGCTTGCATTATATAAGGTGGCAGCGGAGAACGTCAACAATGCGCTGACTGCTGGTGTGCCAGGTGCCGCAAAGTATCAAGGCGCATTGGATAGCATTAGTGATTCTGTCTCTATGAGCGGCGCATTTACCGATCAGCAAATTGCTCAGCTACAGGAATTAAATCAATGGTACGAAACCACGGCGCAAGGCGCTGTCAAACTAAAGACCGCTGAACAGCAACGGGAAGAGGCGCGGGCATCAGCAGCGCAAGCGGAGCAGGCGCGGCAGGGTAGCATATTTGAACAGCAGGCGCCAATCGAACAAGCCCTAGCCGGTTCCGCTGCCAAAGTGGCGCCCACGGCTGGCATAGAAGCAGCCATCGCCACATACCGCCAACAAAAGGCACTAGTTGATCAAGCGATTCAGCAGTTGATTGACTCTGGTGTGTCCGATCAGGGTGAAATCGCTATCCGTGTCGCTGGCATTGTTGAGCAACTGACAGCCCCCTTTGACGCCCTGGAAGAACGTGCCGCGTCCATAGACTATTCTGCATTTGGCAGCGCCTTCGCCGGCCTAAACCAAGGCTTTGCTGACTTCCTACCAGGCGTGGCCAGTGCGCGTGAAGAGTTGGCAGCACTATCCGAGGAACTCGCCTACACCGGCACAATGACAGCGGAGCAGGCTGCACAGTTTGACTACCTGGCGTCCATTGCCTATGCCGTAGCGGATGGCGGATCGCAACTTAACGCCATCGTGGGCGAACTTGGCAATAAGTTTCTGGAGAGCAACGCGTACGCCGCCGAGTTGGTCAATCAGCTCTTTCTTGCAGAAGCGGCATTCCGCAACGGCCAGATCAGCGCAGGTCAATATGCCGGCATGACTGCTGCGTTGACGGGTAACCTGCTAACGCTGGCACAGGGCGCTGGCATTGCGACTAACGCCATCTACGCGTTGAACCAAGCACAGGCCGACATGTCGAACCTGTCCGGTTTTGCGGGTGGGCAGGCTGTCGGCGGTAGCATTGCGCAACGTATCCAGACGCAGCAAGCGTCAAGTGGACGGGAACAAAACCGCCGCGAGATGGAGCGCTATAACCGCGACCTGGCACGGCAGCAGGAACAAGCGGGCAAGCGCGCAGGTAAAGCGTTAGAGGATGGCGCAAAGAAGGCCGCGCAGGAGCTAAAAGGCGCGCTCGACAAGGTGCCAGGGCTATTCAGTTCAACCGATGTGACTGAAAAGGATATGAAGGATGCCAAGCTTGGCATCTACCAGGATAAAGCCGATGAGAAGCTGCGCCGGCTGAAAGACGAGGTACTTAACGGTAAAGATTGGGCGGACGTGTCCATCGAAGATGCCAGGGCATCAATCGAAAAGCTTGGCATTCAGGCTGCCAACACCAAGGAGGGAGTGCTAGCACAGTTTGAAGAACTGTGGAACAGCCAAGCACTTTGGGCGGACATGTCCAACATTGAACAGTGGATCAACAAGGGCGCCGTCGAACAGCAGATGATGTTGCAGGAGAAATCCGAGGAAGGGCGCAACAACATCTACAAGTTTTTCGGCGTACAGATTGACGAGGCTACAAGCGCGGCAACTGGCGGCGGAGGTGGGGCAGCACCCGCACCAGTTGCACCTCCGAAACTCGTTGACATCGATCCTCTTACCGAGGGCTTGCAAACTGGGCTTGACGAATATGTCAACGCCAACGGGGAGATGATTAAAGAGCAGGTGTCCGGGGCAAAGGCGTTGTTCTTTGATCCTGCCAACCTGTTTGGCACTGGTGGCAAAGCTGGCGAAATGGGACCGATGACCAACCCAGCCGTCACCGTGACCGCAGACCCAACAGCGCAGGCGCTTGTGCCATTCATCACCGGCCAACAGCAGGCCACCATCCAAATGCAGACCAGCGGTGCAACGTTCGGGCCACAGCCACAAGGCGCGGCGGCGTCAACGGGCGCCATTGCGTTGACGCCAACGATTGACGGCAGCACGTTGCAGGCTGAACTAGACAAATTGACGTTGATGATTTCGCCGTCGCTACTCATTGCCGAAGTGGAGAAGCTAAACGTCATCAGTGCCGTATCGGCCATCACGCCAACGGTCAATGTGGCGCTGGCTGTGTCATCGTCAGCCGGTAGCATGACGGCACTAGTGCAAAGCCTTAACACTGAGCTGCGCACGATTCAGCCCGACATTGCGCGTGAGGGTGCGACAGTTGCGCAGATGTTGACCGGTGGTATTACTAGGGCACTGAGCAGCACCGACACAGCACTGGCTATATCGCAGCCACTATCAACCGCGCTGATCACCGATATTGTCACCAATGCGGCGCTGTTCGCATCGCCCGGCACTATCGTGGCGCAATTGATTATGGCCGCAATGATGGCAGCCATGAAAGGCGAACAGCAGACTACGGGTGGTGGGGGTGGTCCTGCTGGCGGCGCACCGTTGGCGATGGCGATGGTGAGCAACCTAGCGACACAGTTTTCGACTAACGCCAATATGTTTTACTCAATGGGCTTTATCCCGGCGCAAAACATTGAATCAGGATTTAAGGGCTACAGCTACACCGGCATGGCTGACAGTTTGCAAGCACAACTATCACAGGCTATCGGCGCAAAGGCTGGCGAGTTTGTCCTAACCGGTTCCTATATCGGCGGGTGGATTCAGCAGGGGATCAATAGTGCGTTTACGACCGAGGTCAATTTGTCATTTGCCGTCAATGCCGGTGCAAGCTGGGGCACAGCGTTCATGAAAGGCGCGCTAACGGCGGTCGGCGGCGGCACGTTGGTGCAGGCGATTAGCGACAAAGTGGTGACCGACATTGCCAACGAAATGGAACAACCGTAATGGCACTTAGTTTGGGTGGAACAGCAATCAGCACAACCATCGTCAACGGCGGCGGCAAGTACGCATTTAAGCGTGAACGCCTGCGCGAGAATGGCGACGCCGAAGCGGTGATGTCCAACTACTACACGCTTACATGGACATTCGAGCAGATGTCGTTGACGGACTTTACGTGGATTCGTTCGACGTTGCTAGGCGGTGCGGGCAGCGTGAAGTACAGCAGTGCCACGTTATACAACGACCTGGGCGTCGAAACCAGCTACACCAATGCCGTCGCCTATGAGCCGACCTGGGACACAGCCAGCGGCGGCCAGGTCTTCGGCGTGACGTGGGTCATAGATAGGATTCGCTGATGACTGATTACACCTTGCACTGTGGCGACTGCGTTGACTACATGGCGACGATGGCGGATAACAGCGTGGATTTGATTGCCACCGATCCCCCATACCATCGCGTAAAAATGACCGAAGCCTGGGATCGGCAACACAAGACGGCCGCCGACTTCCTCTCATGGCTTGACACGGTGCTTGCACAGTTTGAGCGCATTCTCAAGCCCAACGGTTCGCTGTACCTATTTGCATCGCCACGGATGGCGGCGCGGGTGGAAGTGCTGATAAGTGAACGGTTCAATGTGCTGAATCGGATACGATGGATTAAGGAAGCGGGATGGCACAACAAGACAGAGAAAGAAGCGTTGCGATCATTCCTGTCACCCTGGGAAGAAATCATCTTCGCCGAGCACTACGGCGCGGATAACATCGCCAAGGGTGAAGCGGGCTACGCTGCCAAGTGCGATGCCTTGCGGGGCTTTGTGTTTGAACCGTTACGGGCGTACCTGGATGGAGAGAGAGAACGGGCAGGGGTGACGAAACAGCAGATAAGCCAACATTTGCAATGGTCACCTACAAAGATTAGCCACTATTTAGATTCCAAGCGGGATTGGTGGCGCATGATAACGGCAGATAGCTACAGTTCGTTAAGGCAAGCGCTTAGTAGTCTCAACCACGGCGGGCAGTACCTACAGCGCCCCTACGAGGAACTACGCACCGAGTACGAGGAACTACGCACCGAGTACGAGGAACTACGCCGCCCCTTCGCTGTGTCGGCTGACGTGCCCTATACGGATGTATGGACATTTCCGACGGTGCAGGCTTACCAAGGCAAGCACCCATGCGAGAAACCGCTACCCATGATGGAACACATCATTTTGGCAAGCAGCAAGGCAGGCGCAACCGTGTTCGATCCATTCATGGGGTCAGGTTCCACCGGCGTTGCGGCCATCAAGCACGGGCGTTCGTTCATCGGCTGTGACTTGTCCGAACGGTGGGTAAATCGCACACGGCAACGCATTGAAACCGAAGCGCGCACCGTGCAACCGGCATTGCTGGAGGTGGCATAGTGGCAGTCACCACACTTAACGAAGTCAATTTTAAAGTCTACATCGGGCCGTACCATCTCCACTATGACTGGAGCGCGTTGAACCTTGGCGCGTCCTTCAGCCTGGGTAGCGCCACAAGCACGACAGGGCAAAGCAGCGGGTCAACGTCACTCGCCATTGCAAGTGCCACAGGCTACGGCACTGCGGGCGGTGTGTTCGTCGGGCCAAATGGGTCGGGGCAGGCGTGGGAGTATGAGCAATACACAGCACGCAGCGGCACAACGCTTACCGTGGTGCGTGAGTCCACAAGCGACCGCGAACACAACGGCGTACACACAAGCGGCGCACAGGTCTACCAGTTTTATCCTGTCACGACCAACAACGGGCAATTGACGCTTACTGAGGAGTGCGACGACAACGTAAGCACTATCACCTGGCGCGCCACGCTGAGCGGCGTTAAAGCGCCGCAGCACGTCATGCGCAACGGGCATGTGGTTGTAGTCACCGCCAACAGCAATGGCGGCAGCTACACCATAGCGCTGGTCGGCTTTGTGGACTCGCCAACCATCACAGACGACAAACTCCGCAACGCTGAATGGTCGTTGAATGTGGTGTCATCGGCGGCGCTTGTGGCTGAGGTCGATGCCCGTGGCGTTAAAGTTGGCAACACAGACCTAGCAGACGCCGGCAGCGCGTCATCGGTACAGGAATTGGTGTTGCCTTATGACGAACGCTATAGCGGGGACTTTACACAAGCTTCGCCGGATTTCAGCGCGGCGAGTGCCATTGACAACAACCTGAACACGCTATGGATTGCTGAACACTTCACCGGCACAGATTATTGGAGCAATTCACCCAACTCCGATCCAGAAAATGGCTTTGACCTGGCCTTTGCTCACATCTACATTAACCCGCCACCGGCTGCCGGCCCCGGTGCGCGCTTTATTGAATTGCGGGTGCGCACGTCAACATACGTCAGAGGGTTTGCGCTCAATGCCGCCAACGGTGGCAGCGGGGTAGAGATTTGGATTTTTAACGGCCCTGGTGATGTGGAGGATGGCGGGTCAATATTTCTGGTGGAAGATGAAGAGGTATTTTCTCGGCTGAATCCACTAGCCCAAAGCGCCGCCACCTACGAAAACCGCACATTCTTTCAGAATGCCATCACGCCGACGGGCGGGGAATTGTGGCTACGCATTGGTGAGCTAAATATCTGGCAAAGCCGTGTGCAATGGGGCGATGCTAATGGCTATATTAACCACGAGGATGCACCGTCGGACGTGTGGAGCGGCCCACGTGTCACGGCGCCTGACGTTGGCGAAACCATGCGCTACATCTGGACGCATAGCAGCGGCACAGCTAGCACCTACTGGGTAACGGACATGGTGCGCCATGCGGGTTACAATGTTGATGACGATGATCCCATGTGGATCATCGATACGTTGCCGGGGCTAGGGCTAAAGCTCGGCATGGACATGACTGACAGTTACCCGGGCAGCGGTCAGATCCTATTCATCAACGGACCAGATGACAAGTACAGCACGGACGGACTACCTTCATCCGGCACACTGTTTGTCGGTGACGAGAAGATTTCGTACAGCAGCAAGACGGGCGAATATGTGGTGGTATCGGGTCGCGCTGCCAGTGGCACCACGGCCACAGCACACAATGAAGACGATGAAGTTTACATCATGGATGGCAGCGTGCCAACCGATGCGTACCTGATTAGCGCCGTTGGCTGGACGCGTGGCGGCACTATCTACCCTAAGTGGTTCAAGATTTACACCAGCAACCTAATTGACAGCGTGCGCACGCCTGACGCCGATGATTACGCGCTTGACTGGACGCTACAGGACAACGTTACTAGTAACGCGTCCAACAACTATGTCAAGGTGCTGACGAGCACACGGGTAAAACACATCCTCATTGAAATTATGTCGATGACGGTTGACCCTGCACGCCCACGGCTAAACGAGATCAGCGCCATTGTTGATCCATCGCTCCATAACTCGAATCTGTGGCTGTCGGCTGACACATCGGCGGGCGCATTGATTTCGCGCATACTCTTGAATGCCGGCATCCCATCGGGCGCCATCAGTCACAGCGGAACAGAGAACGTTGCCGAGGCCATCACCGCTGATGACAATGCGTGGACTGTGGTAGCAGATGCCGCTGAATATACCGGTGTGCGTGTAACCGTGCAACGTGATAGCAAATTCACAATCACTCCTGACATTTTTTGGACTGGCACGCCTGGCACATCACTTACCTGGACACGCAGCAACGCCACCAGCGTACAAAAATCGTTCCGCAAAGTATCGCCAGTATCCAGGGTGATTCTGCCGTGGAAAACACCGGACGGGTCAGAGAGTGGGAAGATCTACTATCCGTCAACGGCTGGGCGTGGCACAGAGATGGAAAAATCCGAGACATTGTACTCTAGTGAATCGGCGGCCACCAGCGCTGCTCGGCGGCTGTACTTTATGCGACTGTACCCATTCGAGGCGCAGGTTGCGGCGGCCATAGACGCATCCGACCACCGGGCTGGGGAAGCACATCAGGTTACGTGGCAATTCGCAGACGATATGCAGTCATTGGACCGGATATATATAGCCATGTCGGCAGAGCACACCTTGACCAAGGGGCATTGGTCGTCATCGTTCCGGTTGATTCAGTACGCACATGAAAGCAACTTTTAATGGCTACATCAGCTACATTAAAGCGCGCCGTCAAGCGCATCAAGGCGACGTTAAACGCCAACTACGAAACCGCACAGGTAACGCCGACCGCCGGCCCCGTTGGCAGCGGCAAGGCATTCATTGCCGGCCAGGTGTTCGACGGCAATATCAGCGGAGTGACCCAGGTTGTTAACGTCGGGCGCCCTGCTGCTGCTCAGTATGCTGCGAAGGTTGGCGGCGGCACAACTGTTGTCAGCAGTGGTGGCGGTGGGTCAACTGGCACGGGTGGCGGTAGTGGCGCGGCTATCACCTCATCATTTGTGATTGCGAATCCCGATGCGCTGCTGCCCAATGCGCGCTTACTGGCCGTATCGTCGGCGCTGTCGTTGACAGATGCGGGGGCCGGTGGCGCTATCACCATCGGCATGGCCACACCGCCAACACTATCGGCAACGTCCACGAATGACGCCGCGACCGGATCGCACGCCATCAGCGCAAGCGCCGCGCCTGGGGCTGCTGAGTCGCTGTTGAAATCGACCAGTGCCGGGTTGTTGACACTGCCACTGTTCACCGCTACCACGAAGCTGACAACGCCAAAAATTGACACCGCGTCGGGCAGCCTAACATTAGATCCGACAGCGGGCGTAGTTATTACGTCGCCATCATCCGACATGCTGACGCTCAATCGTACCGAAAACGCCAATATCAGCAATGTTTATGATGTTGGTATTAGCTATACGTCACCCGGCACAGATTATATATACCTCGGCGTTGACAATAACGCAGCGTTACGTGTTTTTTCCGCCGGGGATGCCACACTGACCGGAGATTTGACGGTCGGTACAAACACGGCAGGTACCGACACATTGACGGTCAGCGGGACGGCGAAAGTAACTACCAGCCTGACCACGCCATTATTGACGACCGCCACTAACGTGGATTTGGTCATCAACCCAGCCGGTACGGGGGCCGTACAATTCCCGAATGATCAGACGTTGCGCACGTCTGACTTTGACAGCAGCTTCCCGATTGAGGGCTGGCAAATTAACGAGGTGGCCGGTATCTCTGGCTATTCGGCGCTGACTATCGGCAAAATTCAGGCCGATGAACTGGCCGTGCGTGTGTTCGTGGCTGATGAGGTGCGTGTTGACCGTGGTGATGAATTCTGGACAAAATCTTACGGCATTGTGGCGGAGTCGTTCACCACACCTGGCTCCATCAGCGGCACAGTGTCCATTATGTTTGAGGACTCGCCAGCGTTAGCAGGTGCCATCTTCACAAACAACGATTGGGTGTTGATTCGCAAACTCGACATTGACACGGGGATCACGCTGTCGAACATTTGGGGGCAGGTTGCCACCTATGTCAACAACAGTGATGGCACGCAAAGCTGGACATTCACGCTGCGCAGCGGTCCAACAAGCGAGTCGGTCACGAAAGGGTCGCTCGCCATTGACTTCGGCGCAAGCGGGGCGGCGCTTATCCACCTGTCTGTCATTGACGCAGCCGGGGCGCCTTATATCAAGATGCGCAAGTGGAGCGGCGCAAACCCGTACACGCCAAGCAACTTTACCACCTACATCCAGTTAGGTGAGTTGGGCAGCACCGCCAACGCGTACGTCACTCCTGCCGGCTATGGGCTGTACGTGCGGTCAACATCAGACGATAGCCGGTTCCTGTTGGCCGACGACAACGGGCTGCAAATTCGCGGCGCATCGTTCAAGATGTACGACGGCGCCGCACAAACGGTTGACATTAGTTCAACCGATGGCAGTATGAAATTAGGCACCGATGTCAGCAACAGCGCAACCACGGCGCTTGATTTCGATGCCAGCACAGGTGACCTGTCGATTACGGGCGACCTGTACACTGGCAAGGTCTATTTGCTGCAAGCGAGCGGACTCAACACTGAGCAAGATGTATGGGGTAGCTGGGACAATCGGCGGGCCTTGCAATGGTGGCCGGATCTGACCAGCATGACAGGCGATCCGTCACTATCCATGTACACGGGCAAGCATAGCGGCGGGTCATTCCCCGATCAAAATTTCTCGTACATCGACGCAAACCCAACCGGTGGGCAACTGGCAGGGCTATGGATAACGGCTTTCGGTCAGGGGACGGGGGCAGATGCTATCATCTATCTCGAGGGTGGGAGCCAATCATTAGCCAGCACGCCATCGGTCTCAATTGCAGCGTCAGCAATTGACCTAGTGGCCGCTGTTGCTGTGACCGGTTCGCTGTCCGTCGGTGGCACCGCCGTCAGCCTGGACGGACACACGCACAGCTATCTGCCGCTATCCGGTGGTGCACTGAGTGGCACACTGACAGCGCAAAATATCACATTCGCCACTGATAACACCTACGACATTGGCGCTGCAGATAAGCGCGTGCAGGATTTGTACGCGGTGAATTTACATGTCAATAGCATCGTCGGCACGCCATCCTATAGCCACAATCATGCGGCAAGCGACATCAACAGCGGCACGTTGGACGAAGCGCGGATAAACCATACTTGGACAGGTGCGCTTACCCTGGACGCCGATGCGGCTGCCGGCAGTAGCAATTATCTGCGCCTGACAACGCAGACCGGATCGAAGTTCTGGGATCTCATCGGGCGGGCGCACGACTACGCCACCAGCGCACAGCAAAACGACCTACTGCTGACGTACTATGATGGTAGTACGACATATACCGTATTGCAGGCTGATAACGCCACGCGTGTGATTGACTTCCTGAACACGCCGACTGTCAGCGGCACAGCAGTCAGCCTAAGCGGGCATACGCACGATGACCGCTACTACACTGAGGCGGAGGTCACCAGTCTGCTAACCGGCTATGTGCCAACAACGCGCACGGTAAGCGCAGGTAGTGGATTGACAGGTGGCGGGGCGCTATCGGGCAACGTCGCCATCAGCCATGACGACACCAGCACGCAGACGAGCGTTAACAATAGCGGCACGACGTTCATCCAGGATGTCACGCTTGACACCTACGGCCATGTGACGGCGCTGGGTAGCGTTGATGTGTCAACCGCACTTGATGCGCTGTATGTCAATGTGAGTGGCGACACCATGACCGGTGCATTGACGCTGGAGTACAGTAGCGCTAAACTCATCGTTGACAATACGAGCACATCGCAATACACAGCGTCATCGATTATTCTGCGCAATGATGCTCAGGATGCCGACACGAACTGGTACATTTTCGCAGAGAAAAGCGCAGCCGGGGCTGCCACCGGTGCCACTACGTTACAGATCCGCAAGCGCAATGCCGATGGATCTGTGTCCGCCACGCCATTTGTCGTAGACGCTAGCAACAATGTGATCCTGAACAATGGCTACACGGCCGGCGGTGGCACAAATGGCAATGTCGGCATCAAGAAAACGCCCGGCTCCTATGCTCTCGACGTCAACGGCAGCATGGCGGCATCAACCAGCGTGTTAACGCCAACGGTCACCACAACCTCCGGCAACCTATCACTGACCAGCGTTGGCGGCACTGTGGCTGTCACTGGCGCGCTGACGGGCAGTAGCACAGCAGCTTTTACCACGTCAGTCAGCACGCCAACGGTGACCACGGCTAGCGGTAATCTCACGCTTACCAGCACAGGTGGCACCGTGGCGGTGACCGGGGCGCTTACCGGCAGTTCCACCGGCGTGTTTACCTCGACGTTGACTGCGGCCAGTGACACCGATTCAACGCACGTTTTCGGGCGTGCCAAAATCGGGTCTGCGATTGCCAGCGACAGCGCCACGTTTGCACATTTCGACTACAACACATCGACAGGCTTTGCCCTGGCGCAATATTTCGGCACGACCTATGTCAACGCCGCTAGCGGGCAGAGTGTGCGACTGGCCAACGCCGGAAACTCAATCGCGGCGGTTGGCGCCAGTGGTATCGATATGCAGGCCGGCATGTACATTGGCTCGTCGGACTATGCGAGTCAGCAAACCGGGTGGCGTGTCGATCAGCATGGCGGCGGTGATTTCCGCTATCTCTACGCTGACCAGCTACATGTCAAGGCGTTTATTGCCGACCTGGAACAAGCGCTTGCCGGCGGTCAGATTATCAGTAAATCCGTGGCCGTACTAGCGACTGACTTCGTTGCCCCCTATGCTGGCGGTACGCAACTATTGACAGTTGAAGACTTGCCCAGTGCGTCCAATATGGCGGTGTTTGAGGCGAATGACATTGTAGGCATGAGGTCATTCAGTCGAGCAAGCGGAACGCTATCCGTCGCCTATTGTTTTGGCACGGTCGCCAGCTACACCGACGGCGCCGGGGTACAGACGTGGACATTCACACGGTCGGGGACAACCACCTACAACACCATCACGCAGCGCGGCACGGCGACCAGTAATAGTACGTCGTCGGGCACAAGCACCACAGTCACCAAGCCGACTGGCGTTGTTTCCGGCGATGTCATGCTAGCAGTCGTCACACACGACGGTGCCGCCGACACCATCACCGCAACGGGATGGACGATTATAGGCACATACACCAGTGGCAGCGACATCAATTTTGCCATGTACTACCGTGTAGCTGGCGGCGCTGAGGGTGCCAATTATTCGTTCAGCACAGTGTCAAGCCATGCCCTAGCCGCATCCATTGTCGCCTACTACAATGTCGCCACACCCGTGTTTGATGACTACAGCATCAGCACCAACAGCGCATCAACTAGCATGACCGGCACCACCGTGTTTGGCACAGCCACTGCCAATATGCTGGTATTTCTTGGCGGCATCACCAACAACAGTGCATCAGCACCGCCAGCAGGCATGACCGAACTCATTGACGCAGGGTCGTCGGGCATCCGTGTCTACGTGGCGCATCAAACACTAGCGGCATCAGGCGAGACCGGATCGAAGGTTGCTACCATCGCGGCCAGTCACGCCAGCATCGTCGGCATGGTGGCGCTACGTCCAACTTACAGCGCCATGTCCACATCGGCTGGGCAAATTACGCCAGGATCAACCATAGAGGCTGATACGCTCGTGATTGACTTTGGCATCGGCGGCAACGGCTTCTACGAGGTGTCAGCGGTTGATGGCACATATGGTGCTAATTCACCATATGCCCGCGTTGCGTCTTATGCAACACATCCATTTATAGATGGCACGGTACGCACACAGATGGGCAATCTGTCAGGGCTAAGCGGCGCGACGGCGGGCGAATATGGGTTCTATGCCGGCGACGGAACCATCAGCACAACGGCTCAATACATTCGAGCGTCTACCGCCGGTGTGCAGCTTAATAATGTGCCGATTGTGGTGTCATCGGGAGGGACAGAGGCGCTACGCGTCACCCCGTCTGAGGGGATCAGGATTCAGGCAGGCAGTAGCGTACAAAATCAGATCGATGTTTATTCCAGTAGTGACAAGGTGTACGCTCAATGGACACAGTTAGATGCTGTGTATAGCAACACTGAAACACAGTTCATTAGCTATGGTAAAACCGGCCTTGGTATGGGTACACTGACACTCAAATCGCAGTCTGCGGATGGAGTGGATAGCGCCTACATCGCCATTGGATCTACCTATATCAATATCGTAGGCAAGCCACTGACAGTTTTCAATGGCGCTACAATCAATAGCGGACTGGCATTGTCAGCAGGCGACCTTGACATGAACGGCAACGACATCGCTGACGTTCGATCAATCACTGTTGCGCCGCCCGTTGGCGCCAGCGCGGTCAGCATCACCACGCCAACAAATCAGACATTCCCCGGCGTTTCCTTAGGCGCCGCCAATTGCGGCAGTAGCTATGGACCCTTTCTCCAAATCGGCTACAACAACAATGGAAGCACTCCATCGGCTGCATGGTTGCGCATGTACCGGCGCGACGGTTCGACAGGTGACCTGTGGGTTGATGCATCGGGCAAACTGCGGATCGGTGTGGCCACAGCCGTCACCAACGCCACGGACACTGGCGGGACAGTTGTGGGAAGCCAATCCAGCTCGCTAGACACTAAGCAAGTTATTGAACCGTTCACCGACTACAGCAGCGCTCTGAAGGCCATCATTGACGCTCCATTGTTCGATTTCACGT